CCGCTCATCTCATCTTTGAGCTTGAGCAGAAACTCGGCGGTGTTGTCGGCGGCCATGGGTGCGCGTCACGCTTTCGTAAGAGCTTTGCGAATGATCTTGAGGTCGATGAAAAACTCGAGAATTTGAGCCGCACCCACATATTGGCGTGCGAGCTCGTTATCGTGCTCGCTCTCACGCACGCCCAAAGCCGCGAGCAAACACCGGCACGCGACCGCGTCATCGGTGCGTGATTTCGCCCGCAGCTCTACGATTTTTTTGAAACCTCCCCGGTGCGATGTCCGGCGAGCTCGACCACGGCCGATGCGATGCGCGAAAGCGTGGCCGGCAGCTCATCGAGTAGCAGATCGAATTCGGCGAGCGATGGGTGCACCACGCACGGACGCACTAGCGCGGTGACGTCATCGACCGTGAACGATCCACGATCTTGGAAGCGCCGCCATTTGAGCGCGTGCGGGCGTTGCACCACGACCAAGCCCCGATCGGTTTCGATGGTCTGTAGCTTCACACCGATCGCGCCATGCTCTGCGACCAAGCGCCCGAGCGCTTGCTCATCGGCGAGTGCGCGTTGCTCACGCTCGATGGCGGCGGCCTCATCGGCATCGTTCGCGAGCGTTTCACGTGCGGCTTGCAGCTCGGCGCGTTGCGCACGCAGCGCGCGTAGCTGTTTCGCGGCCTCGGTCAATTCGGGTTCACTCATGACTGTGTCCTTGCGGTTTTAGGTGCGGTGAACGTGGCGGTTAGTGGCCGGCCGCGCGCGCGCGATCAGATCGCGTCACGTGGATCAAACAACACGAGACCGTTGCGCCGGATGAGCATCGGGCTGCATTCGAATTCCTCTTTGAGTGGATCGGGCGATTCCTCGTCAGACGTGGTGCTACCCGTCCACACGCAGCCCTCGATCACGACTTGGATCGTGGCTTCATCCGGCTCGATGTATTGGACATCGACCTCGAATTGCGTGTCCCCGTAGCCGGTCTCGCCCACGAGTGACGCGCTTGCTAGCAGCTCGCGAATGTCTTGGATCGTGCGTTTCCAGCCGCCGAGCTTCACAGGATCGGGCGTGTACTTGCCGAGCGATCGGCCGCGTGGGCCGTGATGCCGGCCCATGCCGTAGGCGTAAGATCTCTCTCTTTTATCGGCAAATGCGACCGAGGTCAGGCCGTATATGCGCTCGCTTTTCACTTTGAGAATGATGGAACCCCAGCTGAACTGATTCCCATTCACGCGGATTTGATCGCCCATATTCGTGATCTCCTTAGGTGGCGCGCGTGCGCGTCATGCCGCTCTTAGCTGCAGCGCTGGGTTTGTGAATCCAACCGAAATTTGGATCGTCTCGGGATATGCGAGCGGCACCACGCGCAGATCACCCGTGAGCACGCGCGTGCTCAAAAGATTGTCCGTGCGCGAAAGCACGAACGTCGAATCGCTGGCTTTTGGCTTCGAAAGCAGCACCGCGCGCAGCTGCGCATTCGCGCCGGCCTCGATCTCGAGCGCTTCGGTTTCGAGGATGAATCCCGAGGTCTTGTTGACCAAAATCGGCTTGTTTAGCCGCAGTATGAAGTACGCGCGCACGGTCTCGTGGGCGAGATTGAGCACGCGCCGATGCGGCAGCAATTGAAAGTCCGATCCCGTGGGTGAGAACACGCGCGGGCGATTCACATACACGCCCACGCCGTCCCAAGTGCGCAGCACCGCAAAGCGCAGATCATCCAAACCCGGGTTGAGTGATTCGTCATGCTCATCGGGATTGCCGTTGACGTCACGAATGGTCACGCCTTCGAGCGAGCCTAGGTTCACGTCCGCAATGTCGATCTCTTGCGAGACGTTGGCTTCACGCGCGGCGGCGGCGATCGCTGGGCTGCGCCGATACTGCCGGCCCGATATCGAGGACAAGATCTTGCAGCCGCCCGAGTAGAACGATCCGTATTTGCTCGAGTGCGCTGCCGAGATCACGCCCATGGCCGTGTTGTATGCGGCCTCGGTCTCGCCGATGGTCGGTATGCGCGTGCCGCCGACCCACGCGCGGTACTTGCCCGCGGCCGCCATGCCGGCCATGGCGATGTCACACGCATCGCTCGCCGCGCCGTCCATTGGGCCCACGATCTGAACTAGCTCCCAAAGCGTGGCCGATGCGCCGAGCGCGGTGAGCGCGGCTTGCAGCCCCGTGGCATCCCAGAGCGGGCCCGTGGCGTGCACCGTGTGAACGTCGCCGGCTACGACCGTGCCGGCGGCGAAATCGAACGTGATGCCGGAATCGCCGAGCACCGCGACCACGGCAACACCGAGTGCGATCTCGGGTGAGAACGTGCGGCCCGCATCGAGGCTATAGACATACGTGATCCCGGCCGCGGCGATCGTTCCGCCCTTTTTGAATTTGATGACGGCCTCATAGTCATCGAGCGGCACGCCCGTTGCCGTTACGACCGTGGTGCCCGTCGCGGTGCTGGTCACGGTGCCGAGCACACCGGCCGTCGCCGATGCTGCGCGCACGAAAAGCACGGGCCGCCCGTAGAGCGCCATGTAATGCGCGGCGGCCTCGACCATGGACCCGATGCCGTATGTTGCTTGCGCATCTTTGATGCGGCCGAACGTCGCCGGCACGGCCACGGGCCCGCTACTGCTACAGCCGATTACGGCGTGCAAGCGGCCGGCACTGGGCGGGAGCACGCCGAGTGCGCCGTCGAGCTCGGTGATGATAACGGACGGTTGTGTCATGGCGTGATGTTCCCTTCGGTTACGTCGAGTAGTGAGACGTCAATGTCAGACGAAACGTGCGTGCCGGCGGCGATCGCGTCATCGACGGCGTCAATGACATCGGAGTCGCCGATCGCATCCCACACGGGGGATTGAATGGTCGCGGTAATGCGGATCGTGCCGCCCCATCGCCGCTCGAGTTTTTCGACGGCCCAACCTTCGGTGCGAATCAAAAACGTGCCGTGCGCGCGCAGATACACGGCGCGGTGCCACGCATCACGAAGCAAGCGCGTGGCGTGGTACTGCTTGAGCTCGTTCTCGGGATCGCTCGGGTCTTGACCTGTGATGTAGACAGTAAAGAGCTCATCGAGCACGGCGATCGTTCGCGGTGCGCCGCCCGGGTTTCGTGCCGGCAGCGTGTAGCCCATATTTCCCGATGGGTCGCCGGGCACCCACGCAATGCGGGACGTCGTTTCCATGTGCTGCCCGGGCACGCGCCACCCAAAAAGGTTCGGCACGCTCGACATGCCATCGACGGCGAATTGCGCGATGACGCCGAGGTATAGGCTTTCGAGGCCGAGCAAGATCATGGCGGCGTGTCCTTGCCACTCATGAGATCGCCGAAGTGTTTCTCAAACACCGCTCGAATCTGATCGCTCATACGGCCTGGCAAGCCGTTGATAGGAATGATCGGCCGCGCGACCTTGCCGCGCACTGTTCCCTTGTGGTGCCGTGCCTCGATGCCGATCACGCGCATCACAATCGTGTCGCCTACTGCGGCAACGCCTACGGCTTTCGCGGCGTGCTCGAGCGGCTTGCCGCCGTCTTGTTTTGGTTTCCACGCTTGGCCGTAGGCCGTGGTGCTCGCCGCGATCGTGCGGTGAGTCTCGGCGCGCATCGCCGCCGCGACATCGGGCGCGGCATCGACGGGCAAATCCGAAAGCTTTTGGATGCGCTGGATCCAGCTATCGACCGTGGACATCGCCGCCACATTTTCCGGCGCGACGGTCATGAGAATGTCCCCGATCCCGATTCGTCCTCGGATTGCCCGGCGACTTGTTGAACGTCGGCCCATACGTAGGGCGAAGCTTCGGTGTAGCCACGCGGGAAACCGCGCGTAACACCGCTCGCGTCTGTGTCCGCGCGCAGCGGTAGATCAAACAAACCCGTGTTGGAATTCGCGGCTTCGAGCAAATCGCGATCGGCACCATCGGCCGCTTTCTTGTACTCGGCGATCTGCTCATCGAGCGAGTGCACGCCGCGCTTGAGCCACGCGCGCATGGTCACGAGATCCGTAAGCCAGCGATGCACCATGATCGGATACGGCAGCTTGAACGGCGCGTCATAGCGCTTGCACAGCCGTGCATCGATGTTCGCGGACTCGAGCAAGAGTCTTTGATCAAACCAGCCGGGCGTACGCGCCTCGATCTCATCCACGAACGTCGCCGGCATGTCTGTAGCCAGACGAAACTCGGTGAGTGTGAGATATGCGATCGTGGGCATGGCGGCGGCTGCGGGCGTACGGGTGACGTGGCGTGCGGACGTGGCGCGACGTAACAAGCCGCACGCGTGCGATCGGTGATGTCGATCAAGCGCGCGCGTGCGGCTACCGTGTTCAGGTTCCCGGGCACTTGAAAAGCAAGTACGGGTGACCATTGAGCACCGAGTTGCGACCCTCGGTAAGCCACTGATACTCACGGATTCGAGCGAGCTGCGCTGAATTTTGCGGGCCGTAGTAGAGCACCGAGAACGGGTCTCGATTGATATATGCAAACGCGCCGAGCTCGTTATTGGTGATCTCCTCCATGGCGAGGTAATAGGTCTTGTCATCGCCGCCGAATGCCGAGCCGAGCTCGGCGGCCTCGATGGGTTGACCTAGGCCGAAGTTACGGACCACGGCCTCGATGTCACCGCTACCACCCGAGTTAGCGTTGATGGCTTGCGCGATGAATTTCGCGTTCGTGATTTGCTGCGCGCGCGCCACCAATGCCGGCGGCACGATGATCTGCGCGAGCTGCAAAAAGCGTGGGTCCTCGCCGTTCGGCATCTTGATCGATGCGACGTATGCGATCGCCTTAGCGATGTTCGCTACGGCCGTCTCGACCGTCACCGAGCCATCGATCGGCACCGCACCCGGGTATGCACCCGCGGCCGCGCCGGTAAAGATGTTCGCGAACGTGCCGGCGGCCGTGTTGAACGGGTTGACCGGGTGCGCTGCGCTGAACATGGCTTGCCCGTCATACGTGAGGCCGTTCGCCAAGATCGAGCGCGCTACCATTTTTTGGGGCCAATACGCAGCATAGGCGCCCATTTGCCGAGACCAATGGGTCGCATAGTCGATGCCGTTGCCGTCAACGTCCTCGAATTGTTCTTTCTTGATCTTGAGGCCGGCGGCTGCGTTGATGTGCTCGACCTCGGTGGTCTGTGAAACGATGTCCTCGAATTCGACGTTGCCGCCGCGGCCGGTTTGCTGGATGCGCGCAGTGTCTAGCAGCCACGAAACGCGCTCACGTTTCGCGCCACTGTTAGGCCCGGTTTTGGCGATCTTGTTCCACCACAGTTTAGAGAGCAGCCGTTCGTATTCGCGCGCAGTGATGACGCGCATATTCGACTCGAGATCAAACACAAATGACGGGGTAATCGCGGGCATGACTGTTTAGGTCCTTTCGGTGTTAGGAGTGCGGCCCGCGCTCACGGCGCAGTGTCGTAGTTGAAATAAACGAGCACGCCCTTAGCGGCTTG